CGAGAGGCTGAGTATGACTTGGATGTTGACCCAGATAAGTACGAGCATATCTGGGAAGGCAGGGTCAAGCGTTATCACGATGCCCTTATCTTTGGAAATAAGATTGTAATTGATGAGGATATAAAGGCATCGCCCAGTACAGATTTCCTGTTCGGGTGTGACTGGGGTTATTCCAATGACCCACTTGTACTTGTCAGAATGTATATACAGGATAAGAGCCTCTATATCGATTATGAGTTTTACAGCGTGGGTGTAGAACTGGGGGAACACGCATCGGCTTTTGATACCGTGCCTCTCTCAAGGGATGGCAGAATCAGGGCTGATAACTCACGACCCGAAACGATATCCTTTATGAATCGGGAAGGTTTCGATGTGGTTGGTGCTAAGAAAGGGGCAGGTAGTATTGCGGAAGGCATTACATTCCTGCGTTCATTTAAGAATATTTTTATACATCCCAGATGTGTTGGGAGCGTAGATGACTTCAATAATTATCGGTGGAAACAGGACAGCCTGACCAGAGAGGTATTACCAATCCCTGTTGACAAAAGTAATCATGTTCCTGATGCAGTGAGGTATGCTCTTGAGCCACTGATATCTCGCAAGAAAAGTTGGGGGGCAGCATAAAACAATGTTTAAATTTCTAAAGAAGGTAGCCGAGAATCAGGCAGTCCATCCGTCTGCAAGTTGGTTGTCTTTGGATATACCAAGAACGGATTTCGATTACAGTAAAGAGGTGGGTACAGGACTGGGAAGTTCCGTTATCATGTCGCCAGTCCAATGGATAATGCGGACATTCCCTGAGTCTCCAGTGCGTATGGAGAAGGTTGACGGTGATGATATTGAGAAGATAAGCGAGCATCCTTTTCTCAATATGATTAATAATCCCAATCCTTTTTATACTTACGAGACCATGATGATGGCGACACTCATGTCATGGAATATCGCTGGTAACGCATACTGGATTAAGGTTCGGAGCAAGATGGGAGAGGTGCTGGAGTTGTGGTATGTACCACACTGGATGATGACTCCGAAGGGGTCGGATGCAGACCCATCCATCTTTATAGACCATTATATATATAATCCTAATGGTGTTCCGTACAGAATTGAGATAGAGGATGTAGTCCATTTCAGATTTGGACTGAACCCAGAGAATATAAGGATGGGCATATCTCCTCTTGATTCAGTAATCAGGGAGGTCTTTACGGATGACGAGGCAGGTAATTACAGTGCCTCTATACTCAGGAACATGGGAGTGCCGTCTGTGATTATATCGCCATCGAGTAACGATGTGGATATTTCTCAAGAACAGGCTAAAGTCATAAAGGAGAAATTCACTCAGAGTTTTGCTGGTGATAATCGTGGTCAGGCACTCGTAATGACAGGGAGTACAAAGGTTGACACTTTCGGGTTCGACCCCAAGCAGTTAAGCCTCTCTGATATAAGGAATATATCTGAGGAGAGGGTGTGTGCGTGTCTTGGGATACCAGCAGCCGTTGTTGGCTTTGGCTCTGGGTTGGAGGCAACGAAGGTAGGGGCTACCATGACCGCCATGATTAAGCTGGCGTGGACAGGTAATATAATCCCATCACAGCGTATTATATCGCAGGTGATTACCAAGCAGTTATTGATAGACTTTGACGATAACGATGACCTTGATGTAGTCTTTGACAACTCACGGATTGTTGCCTTACAGGAAGATAAGAGTGAGAAGATACGGAGATTGACAGACGGTGTCAAGAGCGGTTGGGTCAGGATATCGGAGGTCAGACAGGCAGAGGGTCTCCCCATTGATGAGTCTGATGAGATATATCTGAGACCTTTAAATTTGGTTGAGATAGAATAATAAAAAAATAGCGGAGGATAGTATGTTAAGCGGTTACAAATCTTTTATAGGAGTTGGGCTTGGCGTTATAGGTGCAGGTTTATATATATGCGGACTTACAGCCCATGCAGAAATATTGTGGATTGTATCAGGCGGTTTTGTATCAACAGGAATCGCACACAAACTTGATAAAATCAAACAGGCTTTGAGGGGATAGGGATGTGTCCATACTTGCTGACAGGGTTGCTCGTGAAGCCCCTAGAAAAAGACCGACAAGAAAACAGATACGACTGGCTCGTGAATTTGATATTGACATAGCAAAATATGAGCGTGGATTCCGTGTTGATATTTTCAAGGTCTTAAAGAAACTGGGAGATGATGTCAGTGATGTCGCACTGGAGGTTCTGAGTGACGAGAAGAATCTGAAGAAAGATGCTGGGCGTGATGCGATGCTCGCAGGTGAGATTGCTGCTCGGCTTAATGTCGCTGGTTTTGAGACCGACATGAGAGTGGTATACGAGAAAAACTATACTCGTATCATGAGGGCGACCCAGAAAAGAATCAACGCTACGATGGATTTGGGCATCAGCATACTTGATACTAATGAGGCTCGCATCCTTGCGAAGGGTGCGGAGCGTGTAAAGCTGTTAAACCTCACAAAAGGTAATACAACGAGGTCAGTATTCAGGGAGTTGTCAGAAGGCAGGTCAGAAGGTGAGGCGGTTGCTCAACTGGCGAGGAGAATATCTGATAGAGTAAAGGCTGGTAGATTTAAGAAACCACAGACAAGAGCCACTCTGATAGCTCGAACAGAAACAACATACGCCCAGAAAATGGCTGCTGCTGAATCGTACCGTCAGGGTGGCGTTACGGAAGTGATGATAATGGACTCACGCAAGGGGTCATTTGATGACGATTGCGATGCTATGGATGGAAGGATTGTGAGCCTTCAGGAGGGCGAGGCTCTTATGTCAGAGGAGCATCCGAATGGCACTAGGCGTATGGTTGCACAGCCACCGCCTATAATAGAAGATATAGGATAATAATTAGGGAGGATTAAAATGGAGCAGAAATTATTTAAGCTCAAGGAAATGGATGGCAGTAAGGGCGAGGGGTCTGCCATCATTGCCGAGCTTAATAAGGTAGACCATGACGGAGACATAACTATTGAGGGTGCTTTCGGAGAGCAGCAGGTAAATCTGCTGGGGTCTCACCAGCACCACACTCCACGACTGGGTAAGGCAACCTTGAAAGAGGATGGCGGTTTTGCGGTTGCCGATTTTAAGTTCAATCTTGACGATGATGCTCTCTGGGCAAAGGAGTGGTATTCGGCACTCAAGTTTGACATGGAGAACGGTGAACCCTTGCAGGAGTGGTCTTATGGTTTTGATATTATAGATTCTGAGGAGGGTATGGTTGACGGCAAGAAGGTCAGGTATCTAAAGAGCCTCAAGGTTCATGAAGTGTCACCAGTTTTAAGGGGGGCAGGGATTGGTACTGGAACGATGTCAATCAAATCCAACAACATGACTTTCAAAGAAGAAATGGACAGGGCTTATATGTTGCTTACTGACATACATGGTTTTGTCAGCCGTGCTGGGTCGCTTGCAGAACTCAGGGCGAAGGAGGGCAGGAAACTTTCCGAAACCAATACAAAAGGACTTGAGTCTTTTAAGATTCTGCTTACAGAATTGGGCAAAGAGGTCAATACTCTTGTGGACAGTGAGGAAGGTATTAAGAGTGATGATGTGACCAGATTAAGGGTTGCGTATCAGCGTATTGTTTATGAAAATAAAAAACATTTTTTAGAATAGAGGAGGGTAGCAGTAATGGACAGGCTACAAGAATTAAGGGAAGAACTCAGGGTCAAGAACGCTAAATTGGCAAAGGTCTTTGAGGAGGCTGGTGCTGATAATGACATGAGTAAGGTTAATTCTCTTGGGGATGGAGTTACAACTTCAAGGGAAAAGACAAAGAAGATTGAGGAAATGAACCTTGAACTGAATGACTTGGGAATTGAAATAGACTCTCTCGTTAAAACAAAGAAGATAGAACAGGAAACGAAGAAAAGAGAGAATGACTTTGAGGCTAAAGAAAAAAGCATAATTCTTCCGACAGGTGTCAAGGCGAGTGGTGAGCTTGCTTATGATAAGACTTTCGGTGAACTCTTTATAGAATCAAAGGCTTATAAGAACAGGTCACAGAGAGAGGTTGACACGATTGACATGGGTGTTAAGACTTTGTTTCAGACAAGTGCAGGGTGGAGTCCAGAAAGCACAAGGACAGGGAAAGTTGTTTATGATGCTCAAAGACCAGCCCCGAATGTGGTGGACATAGTGCCAATAGGTAATACATCTCAGAATAGTGTAGTCTATATGGAAGAAACAACCTTCACAAATAACGCAGCAGAGGCGAGTGAGGGCGGTTCTTTCGGTGAGGCAGCACTGGTATACGCTGAGCAGACTTCAAGTGTACGCAAGATTGCTGTATTTATACCAACGACAGACGAGCAGTTGGAAGATGAGGCTCGCATCTCATCACTACTTGATAATCGTTTGCGTTTCATGATTCAGCAGAGACTTGACTTACAGTTATTGGTCGGTGATGGTACTGCTCCGAATCTGGAGGGTATAAACAATGTGACAGGCATACAGACTCAGGCTCTTGGTTCTGATAGTGAACAGGATGCAATTTATAAGGCTATGACTCTTGTGCGTACTGGCACTGGGAGAGCCGAGCCAAGTGCGGTTGTGATGCACCCAAATGACTGGCAAGCAATCAGATTACAGACTACCACAGATGGTATATATCTCTGGGGTTCACCTTCTGACACTGGTGCGGAGAGAATATTCGGAGTTCCAGTTGTTCAGAGTTCTGGACAGAGCCAGAACACGGCTCTTGTTGGCGACTTTGCCAATTACAGTGAGTTGGTTGTACGCAAAGGTATTGAGGTTCAGGTGTCTGACAGTCATGATGATTACTTTGTGAAAGGCAAGAAAGCCATACGAGCAAGTATGAGATGTGCTTTTGTTTGTTACAGACCAGCAGCATTCTGTACAGTGACTGGCATCTAAGGTTTAGCGGTTTAATAATTGAGAAGGTGGCAGGGTTTTTAATACCTGCCATCTCTCTCTTTTCT